AGCGACGGCGTTTTTCGTGCTTTAGAAATAGAGGGCAAAAACGACGACCGGGAAAGTCAGTGTGATCTTAACAGGTCATATCACGGAGACAGAGTGATAAACTCTGCTGACATGAGAAAGTTACATAGGAATATATCATTATTACGGTATAATGATATAGCGAGGGAATTAGCAAATGAGACGGATTTTAAACCACAGTCAGGTACTACTGCTGACGTGAGTATTATGAAACTTGCTAATGACACTGGTCATCAGAATGTCGATTTTGGTGATCAAATGGACCCATATATGTATGCAGTTGAAGAAACTATTGATCCAACACGTAAGTTAATGGATTCAGATGATGCTTCACTGGGTAATTTTCTTTCTCGTCCAGTTAAAATTGGTGAATATGAATGGGGAACAGGTACATCTTTGTTCGCTACATTAAATCCTTGGCAATTATATTTGCAAAATGCTAGGGTGATTAATCGTGTGAATAATTTCAATTTGCTTCGTGCAAAATTGAATGTTAAGATAGTTATTAATGGTAATGGTTTCTTGTATGGTAGAGCTTTAGCTAGTTATTTACCATTTGCAAGTAAAGATGCATTGTCACAAAATCGGGCTTTAGTGCTCGAGGATGTAGTACAGGCAACGCAACAACCTCATGTATTTTTAGATCCAACCTTATCAACAGGTGGAAGCATGAAGTTGCCATTTTATCATTATAAGAACTATTTAGATGCGCCTATATCAGAATGGGGAGAATTAGGAGAGATTACAGTTCGATCCATTAATCCTTTGAAACATGCCAATGGTGCTACTGATCAAGTAACTGTAACATTGTTTGCTTGGTTAGAAGATGTATCCATGGCTGTATTGACAGGGGTTAATGCGAGTACTATTACTCCTCAATCTGGTAAGGAGGTTGATATGGCAAATGACAAGGGCTATATTTCTGGACCTGCCACGGCGGTTCAGAAAGCAGCAACGGTATTGTCAAGTGTACCCATGATAGGACCATTTGCGACAGCAACAGCTGAAGGAGCTGGTATGGTGGCTGAGGTTGCTAAAGCTTTGGGATATTGTAGGCCGCCGGTGACTAAGGACCCTGATCCTTATAAGCCGGTGCCTATCTCAAGTTTAGCATTAACTACAGTGCCAGATCAAATGCAGAAATTGACTGTTGATGATAAGCAAGAGTTGTCCATTGATCCAAGAATTGCAGGATTGGGTGGTGCTGACCCTTTAAATATTGGTGAAATAGCTAAAAGAGAGTCTTATTTGACCACATTTAGTTGGGCTATTGGCACGACCCCAGAGACTTTGTTGTGGAATTGCCGTATCGATCCTTGTGTTTGGGCTGAAGATTCATTGGC